GATTTAAAGTACGATCGTCCCAGAATACAAGATCCCACTTTTGTTGGCACCATACAGGTCAGACAAAGAACTTACGATTCTATGACTGATACCTACGAGCAAACACAAGGCAATGCATTTACCATTGACAGGCTAATGCCAGTGCCGTTTGAGTGTACAATCAAGTTGGATATTTGGACTTCTAATACCAATCAAAAAATGCAGTTGTTGGAACAGATTTTGGTGTTGTTCAATCCCAGTTTAGAAATACAAAACACTGACAACTACATAGACTGGACAAGTTTGACTGTGTTGTATCTTGACGATGTCACTTGGTCCAGTCGTACTATTCCGGTGGGTACAGAAAATCCCATAGATATTTGCACGCTGACATTTAAATTACCTATGTGGATCAGCTCGCCAGCCAAGGTCAAAAAATTAGGTGTGGTTGAGCGTATTATAATGAGTGTGTTTGATGCCGACGGAGATATCAACAATGCAGTATTAGACAACGATTTGTTGTTGGGTACTCGACAACAGATTACACCATGGGGATATCAAGTGTTGTTGCTTGGCGATAATACCAGTGGACTTAAATTACAAGCACTAGCCCAAAATCAAGTAGTTGATCCGCCTAACGCCAGTTTAAATGCACCTACAAGTCCTCCAAGCAATTTACTATGGCATGATATTGTTAATCAATATGGTAATTTAAGGCCAGGAATAAGTTATGTAACTTTAGAACAACCAGATGGCACAGATGTCATGGGCACTGTGACTTATGATCCAACCGACGATAGATTTTTGTTGTTTACTGCTAACACGGCCACAGAGCCTGCCAATACATTGGCACCACTGACTGCAGTTATAAATCCATTGGCCAGTGGGCCAGGCGCAGGATTAATCCCTGCTGCACAGGGACAACGTTACTTGTTCACCGAAGACACCGGTAGTTGGGACGGTACAAGTCCTACAGCATGGCAAGGTCAAAATGGTGAACCTTTGGTAGCACATGCCAACGATATTGTAGAATATGATGGCGAACGTTGGGCAGTTTCATTTGACAGTACAAGTAGTCCCAATAACATTCAATATGTCACAAACATAACCACAGAAATACAGTACAAATGGACAGGCTCAACCTGGGTCAAAAGTTATCAAGGACTTTATCCGGGAGGCGAATGGAGTCTGGTATTGTAAATGCTGTAGGCGTTTGGTTTTACGCAGTGCGCAGTCAAAGTTATTTGTATCTGCTGCGCAATGATCAAAAAAATCCAGGAACTTGGGGCTTGCCTGGTGGCAAGGTTGAACACAACGAAACACTGATGGATGCAATTGTTCGAGAATGCCAAGAAGAGCTAGGATCAATGCCAGAATATTTGCGGTTGATGCCTTTGGAAAAATTTACTACCGCAGATAATAAGTTTGCCTACAATACATTTTTTTGCAGTATCACAGATGAGTTTTGTCCAGTGCTCAACGATGAACACATAGGTTGGGCGTGGATTTCGTCAGGCCATTTGCCTCGACCGTTACATCCTGGACTATGGTCAACAGTTAATCTTGATTCTGTTCGCGATAAAATTTTAACAATGGAACAACAAATTTATATATCGCAATACCCAATAAAATCTCTGTAAGTTATATCAACTGAATTAGCAGCATCCATCCATACATCAGGCATATTGGTTTTTTCGCCCACAAGATAAAATTTTACACCTGCATATGCATCCATAACTTCCCTTATTTGATTAAACCAAGTTTGACTTTGAACAGGAGTTTCTTTATTGTATCCCAATAAAAATATCTCTTTATGACCATCAAATGCAGCCAAATACAATAATAATGCTACATCTAATAACCTAGGTGTTTGTGGAATTAAATAAAATTCACCTGGATATACTATACAATTTTTTGGTGTTGTATAAACAATGTTGTTTTCTTGATATTTTGTTGCTAGTATTTGTGCCAGCTTGATTCGGTCAGACTCAACTGCAAAATCTAATCGCATTTCTTGTGAGATGTCGCCAACTCCGTAGGTTTGTACTTTTTGAGATCCTAATAATCCACCACGGTGTCGTTGCAGTCGCGTGTAATCAAATTGTGTTTTGTCAGTATTGCTACCAATACACACAGCACGACCAGATATGTGCTGATTTTGAATAGGGTTAGCAATCCACTCTCGTCGCTCAAATTTTTTACCTTTTTTCCAAAGAGTTTCAATTATTACAAATTCGCCCGCATAATCTTGCCGATATCTTGCTTGCATTATGTCCTACCAACTGCCACTTCAATGATACCAATTTCATCAGAGTTCCATGCTTCAAGAGCTTTACCAATGATGCAACCTGGTTGATATTGAATCATGTCAAGTGGTCCAGCAACACCATTGATTGAGCTGGCAACAAGTCTGTCTCCTTTGTGTATGATTCCTGTCACTCTACAAGGAACTCTACCAGTTAGAGCAACTGCAACAGTGTGTTCGCCACTCAGAGTCGAATTCATTAAATAGCTTGGATTTGTACTGATAATACCAGCAATTTGAGTATTGTGGCTACCTGAGCTCTCAGTTACTTCTTGTGTTCCGCCAAAACTCACAACTGTGCCAGGCAAGTAAGTAGCATCAGCAACATACATCTCAGCCAAGTCAGCATATTGAGCTGATGTAGCTTTGGCAAATACCGTATTAAAATATAAACTGCTTGAACCAATATTGCCTACAGCATTGCCATTGGCATTAACAATGTTACCCACTGTGATAGTACCTGTGCTAACTGACAAATTACCGCCTGTGATATTACCACTGGCACTATAACTACCTGCTGTACTTGCACCTGATCCAATTGATATATTACCACCAGTGATATTACCTGCAACACTAATTGTGTTAGTTGATATCAACACACCACTGGCTATCAAATTGCCACCAGTTACATTACCAGTCGCACTAACAGTAGCTCCATTGTGTACTGCGCTAGCATTGCCAATAGTAGCTGCGTTCACTGTGGCTGCATATATTGTGCCTGTTCCTGATACTACACCTGTGCCGTATACTAAATTGCCACCTGTGACATTGCCACTTGCACTGTAACTTCCAGCAGTGCTTGAACCAGAACCAATTGATATGTTACCACCTGTGATATTACCACTGGCTTGTATTGAGCCGGCAACACTGATACCAGTTGAGGCTATTACTACCACATTTGGTGTGCCACCAACACCAGCAGTGATATTACCACCCGATGTTGCGATAGTCACATTTGATGTGCCATTGCTAATGGCTGCAGTATTAAGTCCAGTGACATTGGCACCGTTGATACTGGTCAATGTATATCCGTTACCTACAAAATAACTAGCAGATATATTGCCGGCTGCCGTTATATTACCACTAGCACTGTAACTGCCTGCAGTGCTTGCACCTGATCCAATTGAGATGTTACCACCTGTGATATTGCCACTTGCACTGATTGTGTTTGTGGATATCAATACTCCAGATGTAATTACGTTGCCACCTGTGACATTGCCACTGGCTTGTACCGTTCCTGCAACACTGACACCAGCAGTAGAAACAACTGCCACATTGGATACTCCGCCAATGGTGATATTTGCATTGCCGCCAGCAGTGCCAATATTGGCTTCTGATGTTCCGTTGAATATTTTACTGGCACTCAATCCTGTGATAAAAGTACCATTTCCTAACAAATAATTTCCAGTGACATTTCCGGCAGCACTGACATTACCAGCAGTTAATAAATTTCCGCCTTGCACATTACCAGAAACGTTAAGTGATGCTGGAGCAAATGATCCAGTTATTGAAATATTATTACCAACAATATTACCAGTGGTTGATATTCCTGTTGTGCCGTCTAGTGTTAATGACATGTTGTATATCCTTTGTCTTTTATATTTATGTTAAAAAGACCCAACAATATACAGAGTGGAATTAGTAGGAATTGTTAGATTATATCCCGGAGCAATGCTAACTGGCCCAAATAACACTGCATTTGTGTTATCTGCAGTAACAACATTAGCACTAAGAATTTTTGGTGTAGCAAATGTTCCGTACATGCTTAATGCGCCTGTACTAATGACCACTGTATTACTCTGAGCCTGCACACTAATGGCAATGTTTCCGCTGGCCACAGGTATGCTGATATTGGTGGCACCATTGGCAATTTGGCTGGCAGATCCTGCATTGAGTCCAGTGATATACACGCCATTACCGTACAAATAATTACCACTAACATTGCCGCCAGTGATGTTGCCTGATGCGCTGACATTTCCCACAGTTAACACATTGCCGCCAGTGACGTTGCCAGTGGCAGTGATGTAGGTGTTTACAACAAGATTACCATATACTGTGGTACCAGATTGAAGTTTAGCCATTTGTTATAATTATGCAGATCAAGATATGCCTGTATATTCATCAAAGATTCCATCAACTTGTATTGTTCCGTTGGCAAGTATACGCATCGGAACTCCAGCTGGGTCAGTGACTTCATCTAGTAGCCCGGCATAACAAGCAGTGTTTGCTATGCGAGCATTACTGTAGGTAACTTCGTCAAATTGAATTGTGTTGGCAATCAATAAATTGCCAGTGTTAAACAGTCGTGCTGCTAAAAATGAAGGATTTGACATATATGTTCCATCAACTGAATGTAAAGTCAAAACTTATCAACGAGCTGTTGTAAGTGATATGGCCGCCGGGACCACTTGGAGTGGCAGCATTGCCAAAGTTTACTTGGCTGCCACCTGCAGTTATATTTGCAGTGGCACTGATCAACCCACCTGTTAGTACGTTGCCGCCAGTGACATTGGCACTTGCACTCACCTGACCGCCAGTGGTTAAATTACCACCAATCACATTGCCATTAGCGCTGACAACACCTGTTACATATTCTCCTGTGCTGGCAAATACCACCACATTAGGCGTGGCCGCAACTGTGACTGATATGTTGCTGTTTAATACAGCATTGATATTTGAAGTGCCGCTGGTGACTGGAAATCCTGTGCTGGTAGCGGTAACTCCTGTTAGTTGGCTACCATTACCAATAAAATAACTGCTGGGATTGGCTGTAATATTACCAGTGGCTGATATCAACCCACCAGTGAGTAAATTACCGCCGGTAACAGTAGAAGTTGCACTGATACCCACATTGGTAGACCAAGCATTGGCGCTGGTATTATATGTCCAGTTAGTCAGTGGACTGTCTTGCGGTCCAACATTAAGACCCGCTCCGTTGATATTTGCGTAGGTGCTTTGATTGTTGGCTAGTTCTATGTATAAATCATTAACGGTAATAACATTGCTATTGATAAATGTCACATTGCCTTGAACTTGTAAATTTCCAAGTATAGTTGCATTGTTATTGACATATAAATTACCGCCAGTGATGTTGCCACTTGCAGTCATGTTTCCACCAGTGGTTAAATTACCACCGTTAACATTGCCTGTTACACTAACAGTACTACCTACTAAACTAGCACCGGTATTACCAATTGTGGCAGCTGATACGCTTGCACCAGTAAATTGTGCACCTGCATTACCAATAGTAGCAGCATCGACAGTTGCAGCCGTTACGGTACCACTCACACTGACCATACCACCAATCAAACTGGCACTGGCATTGCCAATGGTGGCTGCATTAACGGTAGCTGCTGATACAGTACCTGTTCCTGACACAAATCCAGAACCAAATACTAAATTACCACCAGTTATGGTTCCATTGGCTTGAACTGTGCCAGCTACGCTGATTCCTGTGGTAGAAATTACAACAACATTTGAAGTGCCACCAACACCAGCAGTTATAGGTCCATTGGCAGTGGCAATGTTGATGTTTGATGTGCCATTGCTAATGGCTGCAGTATTGAGTCCTGTGACATTGGCACCATTGATACTGGTCAATGTGTAACCATTACCAATAAAATAACCTGCACTTATGTTGGCAGTTGTAGTGACATTTGATGTGGTATTGATAGCGGATAATACATTACCACTTAGACTTATAGTAGTTGTTAAAACA